GCTCGATAGTCGTGTCCAGCGCCTTCGCAGCGAGCGATGCGCTTCACCTCGGTGCGCGGTGATTGAATGTTGTGCACTTGCGTTCTCCAGTTGAAAGAAAAGGGGCCGAAGCCCCAGGGTGAAGGGCTCGCGCCTGGAAGGTCAGAACTTGCCGCTGCTGTTGCCCGAGCGGCCACGGGGGCGCTGCTCGTCGTCTGCGGCGCTGTCGATGGTGTCGGCGTCCTTCGCGTGGTCCACGACAGCATGCCCGCTGGACACGAGGGCGTGGAAGGCTTTGGCGGTCGCGTAGGCCTGGGGGTCAGACACGCGCCCGGCGAGGTCGAAGCGGTAACCGCTCCAGGTGCCTTCGTCGTTCTTCTCGGGGACGGTGGTGACCTTGATCAACACAGCGAAGGTCGCCGGGTTGAACTTCGTGCCGTCCGCCCGAGCCCACTGCAGGCCTGACAGCTGGGCCATCAGTTGCTTGGACTTCTTGATTTGGGTGGACTTCAGGGACATGACCGCTTGCTGCAGCGAGCCGGTGAGCGGGTTCATGATGATCACGAAGTGCTCACGAGTGTCGCTCAGCTTGTCCGAGCGCTCGGGGTTCACGTTGCCGTTCTCGTCCGGGAAGTACAGCCGCCCGTCCAAGTCCACCACATCACCCTTCTCGCGCATGTTGACGGCGGCCACGGGATCGTAGGAGCCCTTGAATCCGCCGCCCATCTTGCGTGCGCCCCACTTGATGAAGGTGCGGCGGTAGCTGCACGGGATGATCAACAGCCCATCCTCGCCGCTGAAGGTTTCGCGGGTCACAGTGTTGAACAGCATGCCCGGCTTCGCGTCCGGGTCGTACTCGGGGCTGTCCGGGTCGCACTGGGGGCTCATCTTCTGCAGCGCGGTGAGGAAGGGGATGGCGATTGAATCGCTGTCCACGTTCTCCATGCCTGCACCCGAGTCCGCCTCCATCATCGCCTGCATCTCAGGCGTCGTGGCCAGGGCGTGCTCCTCGCGCTGCGCGAGTGCGCCCGAGGGCTTCGCAGTTTCGGTCTTCTTCACTTGGTTCTTGGTGGTTGCCATGATGGCTCCTTAGTTCACAGTTGATTGCTGGCCTAGACCCGGGCCAGCTTCGGGGTTCTTTCAGCCCAGTCGGTTGGGAAGTGTCTTCAGCAAGTCGCGCTGCTGGATGTGGCGGATGGCTTGGACTCGATCCATGCCAGTTTCCTGCATCACCTTCGCAATGCGGTGTTCGTTGGGCATCAAGACACCTTGCCCTTCTTCACCTTCGGGGCGGTGATCTTGGCCATTGCGAAAGGCTGCACGCCGAACAGATCGAACGGCGGGACAATCGGGGCTTTCTCCTTCGGACCTTCGTACTCGGCAGCGGCGGCGATGCGCTCCTTCAGGTAGCTCTTGAGCGTCTGGTAGTGAACGTCCTCCTTGTCGAAGGCCTGATCAGCACCATAGGTGGTGATCAGCTTGCTGAGGAGCTTCGCAGCTTTTTGCTCCTCACCCTTGCCAAAGGAGACGCCCACCAAGACCTTGATCAACCCGCCAGCGCCATGCGAGCGCAGCCAGTCGTAGGCTTCGGGCTTGCGCTCCGTGCTGATGCCGCAAGCAATCTCGTCCACCACCTTCACGCTCGTTCCGTCTTCCAACGTCACTTGCGACAGGCCGGATTCGCGGATCAACTCGGGGAGGTCTTCGGACTCGATCTTGAACAGCCGGGCCTTGGCGAGCTTGGCAGCGGCTTCCGCCTCCGCCAGCGCTTGCTCAGCCTTGCGCTGCTGGTCCACCATGGCGGCGATCTTGACCAATGCGGCCTTCGCACCCTCGCCGTCTTGCGGCACTTCGTCGTACTCGATCGTCATCATTCTTCCTTTCACCTTCTGCCCAGTTGTTGGTTGAGCGTGGTCAGTTCACGCTGGGCGCGCTCACTGGCTCGGTTCAGTTCGTCGCAAGCCGTCTTCGCAGCGGCCTCGCTCATGCATTCCACCTCCCCATGCCACGTGTGGCAACCGGGAACGGGGCGGGCGGCGTACCACTTGCCGTTGCTGATGTCTTGCTTGGGTTGGTAGATCACAACTCGATCCTCGTGCTGAGGTACTGGCGCTCCCTCTTGTCCCAACTGAGGAGGTTCAGCTTGCCGCCCGTCTTGCGGAAGGCGATGCCAGCGCTGATGGCAATGGCTAGCGGGGAGCCAACCGCAACAAGGTAGTCTTCCTCGCTGAAGTCCGCCATCTTCTCCTTCAGCGCAGCGGTCACGGGCTTGGCCATGTGGAAGCTGATGTTTGGCGGAAGGCAGGTGACGAGTTCACCGTAGCGCAAGGCCGGAGTGAAATCCATCATCGGCACTTGAACGCCCAGCGCAGAATCCCAGCGGGCTGGCTCCTGGGGGATGAACACTCTTGCAGTCATCGTTCTTTCCTTTCTGTGAGGCACGATTCTCGCCCGGGAGCACCTGGCAAGTTGACTGGCTATCATCGTGCCTCCCAACGCCTTTGCCGCTGCGGGTCGCCCTGGATCATCGTGGCGGTGTCGAGCTTGTGCTGAAGCGCCCACACAACGTCATCGTCCTTCGTGTCGATGGCCACGAAGTCCAGGTACTGCACCGAGTCCGTCTGCCCGATGCGGTGGGCGCGGTCTTCGGATTGCAGTCGGTTCTCAAGGCTGAAGTCGTTGGAGTAGTAGATCACCAACTTGGCAGCGGTGAGCGTGAATCCGGTTCCCATCGCCCCGGGGTGAGCGACGATCCACTGCAGCTTGCCGGCTTGGAAGTCCTCACGGATGCCGCGCCGCTTGCCCATCGCAACTTCCCCGTTCACCGCTTCCGCCGCCATCCCCATCTTTCGGATTGCGGCGACGATGTTGCGAATCTCCTCCTTGTATTGCGCCCAGATGATGCCTTGTCGTAGCTCGTCCTCCAGCGTGTCCTTCAACAGCTGGATGCGGGGGTTGTCCTCCAGGTACTCGATGGAGCCATCACGGAACATGATGAACCCGGAAGTCATCTGCCGCAACTTCCCCATCGCGGTGAGCTTGGAGGCGGTGACCATCGTGCCGTCCTCCAAGATATACCGCAACTCCTTCTCCATCCGGTCATACGAGTCGCGCTGCTTTTTCCCGAGATGGAAGTAACGTGTCTCGTAGGTCTTCGGCGGAAGTTCCAAGCAATCCTCCTTCAGCACACGGAAGCTGTGCGGCTCGATGAGCGCTTGCAGCCTGTCCAGGTTCTTGTAGATCGGTCGGCCCATCGAGTCCTTGGCGACGATCTGGGTGCGCTCCATGACCTTCTGGCGCTGATCCTTGGTGACGTCACGCCCACTGGAGCGCAAGGAGCGATCCACGATGTGGCGCAGCATGCCGTGACCGGGTTGGAGCAGTTCGCAGTACTCCGCCCGGAAGACGGGAAGCGAGCTTGTGCCCAGCAAGCCCTCCTCCAAGAACTCGAATTGCGAGAAGACGTCAACAGGGCTGTTCGTGGCCACCGTTCCCGTCCCGATGCGCCGGTACTTGGCGAAGCGGCGGAGATTGAGCGAGCGCTTGGTACGTGTGGCGCTCGGGGTCTTGATCCGCTGAGACTCGTCCGCGATCAGCAGCGTTGGGCAGGCGCGAACAAATGCAATGGCCACCTTCCATCCTGCGTCAGTGCACAGCGAGTCATAGGACATGGACAGGATGCGCAGCGGCGGGACTTCGCCGGGCTTGCGCGGGGCTCGCACCCACTCCATCGCCGCCTTCTCGCGCCGGTTCATGTCGCTGCAGTAGTAGGTCGCTCGCGCCGGGATCGTCTCGGGGATGTGCGTGGGGCACTGGTCCAGTACCCAGTTCTCGTGCACCCCGTTGGGGGCGAGGATGAACACCGCCTCAATCTTCCCATCCGCGTACAGCCGCAGCGCCTCCTCGATGAAGGTGAGGGTCTTGCCGGTGCCTTGCTCCATGAGCAGCGCAAACCCAGTCTTGTCGTACATCTTCTCCAAGCCCTTTTGCTGATGCTTCATCAGCTTCGTCAGTGCGAAGTTCATTGCCCTGCCTCCTTCATGCACTTCACCAGTGCAGCGTCGAATGTCTCGGTGTCCATCACCACCTCGCCCAACTCGGGGTTCTTCTCCAAGAAGTGCATGTTGGCCATCAAGAAGTCCAACTTCTTACCCTTCAACTGCAGTCGCGTGATCTGCTCGCGGAGATCCTGAACATCCGCTGCGGCGCATTCGGCCATGAGTCAGCCTCCTTCTGTCATTCTGAGGCACCGTTGCTTGTACAAGCGATGCCGGGTTGATTGAACAAGCCACTCGGTGAACTCCCGCCAGTCATTGTCGCTGACCGGGCGGGGGCACCAGAAGATTGCAAACTGCTTCATCTGTTCAAGCGTCAACTTGTTGGTGAAGTCCGAGTGCCGCCCTTCCACGAGGAGCATTGCAGATTCTGTCTCAATCGCCACCCAGCTGATGCCTCCAGCTTGGTGATGCGACAGCAGCCAGTTGCGCTGGGCGAGGGAAAGCGGGTGGTTGCCGCTGAACAGCGGGGTGGTTCCGCGCTTGGGCTCCTTGGGACACTTCAACTCCATCCATCCGCTCGTCCCCTCGATGCAATAGTAAGAGTCCGGCATGCCGTCCAATACCCCGTTCTCGATGCGGTTGAGGACTCGGTTGCCCTTCCACAACCCGTTCACGATGCGGCCCCAGAACTTCGATTCACGCGTGCCGTTGCCCATTGCGACTCCTCCATCCCCTTCGGGCACAATTCTCTTTCGGCGTCACCAAGTCCAGGTGATCAATGTTGCAGCATTCGGGGTTGTTGCACATGTGGTCAACCTCCAGCCCGCTGCAGTCCATTGCCAGCAGCGCCTCCCACCACTCAATCTCCGCCTTCTGCGCCTCGAAGCAAGCGAAAAGAAGGCGGTGTGCGTATAAGGTTTTGTGCTTGCCGAAGATGTAGACGTTGATGCGCCCGTAGCCCTCCTTGGAGCGCTTCTTGCGAAGCCAAGGCCAGCACGCTCCACTGTAGTCGTCCGGGCTCCCGTTTCCGCAGTTGTCGAAGATACGTTGTATCAGTCTTGAGGCGTCGATGGCTAGAACAAGTCGAGTTGTTCCGGGCACCAATTGCTCCCCTTCGCAACATTCACACGCCAGTGGACAACCCGAAGATGCAACGGCACTGTCAAGCCACACACCCTCGGGTGATTCAAAGGCACGTAGCGAATCATTCCCATTCATCTTTTCTCCTTCAGCATGTCAGGATCGGTCAGGCACTTGATCTTGATGACCGAGCACATGTTGATGCCAGGAACCTTGCGAGCGCGGATCAGGAACCAATCGACGTTCTCACGCGCCCGCTCCATCAGCAAACGCCCTGTGGGCTCGTAGTCGTAGCGATCCACGCGCACAAGGTAGTTGGAGCTTGTGCTGTCGTCCGTCATGCGCATGTCGAGAAAGGCTGTCGGCCCCTTCATCAACTTGCCGCCACGCTTGGCCAACGCAATCGCCTCGTTCTTGTCCCGGGGATCTTTCTCGCGGATCATGGCGATGAAGACAACCTCACCATCATCGGGGAACTCCGCGATGTTGAGCACCGGGCCTCGCACGCCGGCTGAATCAGGGTCATTGTAGTAGGCCCCAAACTGGCGATGAGCCGGGTAGAGGTCGCCGTACACCAGCTGAGCGTTGTCCAGTGTCTTTTGTTGCGCGGGTGTCCAAGGCTTGCCCGACTCCCGCTGCTCTAGCAGCGCCTTCGCCTTCGCTGGCCCCACGCCCTTCACCCCGAGGAACCCGCCCACCAGCTGGCCGTCGATCACCGCCCAGTTCAGCTGAGAACGCTGCGGATCGAACGGCACATAGGTGATGCCTTCAGAGTCAAGTTCCCGCAGCAGCGCAAACGCTGAATCATCATCCTTCGCATTGCGCAGCGCAGCGGCTGCGTAGGCGAGGGGGTGGTGAGCCTTCAGCCAGCAAGTCCAGTACGATACCAGCGCGTAGGCCACCGAGTGCGACTTGTTGAAGGCCCAAGCGCCCATCGAGTTGATCGAGTCCCAGATGTCCTTTGCCGCCCGGTCGCTCAACCCCTTCTTGCGCGCCCCTTCCGCGAACTTGGCCCCGAGTTGATCGAAAATCTCCTTGCCCTGAGACTTAGACATGATCTTGCGGATCACGCTTGTGTCCTTCCAGCTGAAGTCACCGATGTCCCGAACGATGCGCATCACCTGCTCTTGGTAGATCACCAACCCGAAGGTATCGCCAAGATAATCCATCATCGACGGATGCGCAACATCCACCTTCTCGGTCTTGTTGTGGCGGTTGATGAAGTGGCCAGCAGCGCCACCGCCCATCGGGCCTGGACGGGCAAGCGCTGTGATGTGGGACATGTCCTCAAACGTCCGCATCTTGATCTGCTTGGTGACGCTTTGCAGCGCTTGCCCTTCCCACTGAAAGATTCCAGCGAACTTGTGACTGTTGAGGAGGTCGAAGACCCCAGAGTCATTCAGCGCCAGCTTGTAGAAGCCTCCCTTTGGCTCCACCCCTGCATCCTCGATAACGCTCAGGGTGCGAAGGCCAAGCACATCTATCTTGAGGAGGTTCAGCCCCTCCGCGTCAACCTTGTCCAGTTGTGCCACGCCATCGTCCACCGTGCAGTAGTCGCTGATCGGGACGTTGCAGACGATCACCCCGCCCGCGTGCACCCCGGTGTGTGAGGCATGACCCTCGATGTCCGCTGCGAGTCGCATGGCCGGGAACTTGCTCAGCAGCGTCTTGCCCGCGTCCGTTTCGTTCAGCGTGTCCAGCAAGCAGTTGTTCGCCCGGGAGTCGCCCGAGGAGCGCACAAACATTGCATCCCGAACCGCCTTCGTCTCCCAAGGTGGGATGTCCAGGCGCTTGGCAACTTCGGAAAGTGCGGACTTGGGCTTGTACTCGCTGATCGTCCCGATGCGGGCGACTTGCGGGGCTCCGTACTTCTCCGCGAGGTAGGCGTAAACCTGATCTCGCTTCGTGTCCGGGAAGTCCAAGTCAATGTCAGGCAAGTCGGCACGGGTGACGTCCACGAAGCGCTCGAAGATGAGCCCGAATGGAAGCGGGTCAATCTCCGTGATGCCCATCAAGTAGCACAGCAGCGAGCCCGCTGCGGAACCCCGAGCCGGGCCAACGAACATGCGCTGCTTCGCCCACTGGCACATGTCCGCAACCATCAAGAAGTAGCTATCGAACTCCTTCTCACGCACCAACTGAAGCTCCCGCTGCAGCCGGTCTTCGTGCTCCTTGTCCCAGCCCTTCTTGCCGAAGCGCTCGGGGATGCCCGCCCGGGCAATCGCCTCCACATCGCCCGCCAACTTGATGATCGGGGCCTTGGGGAGCTTCACACCTTTCAGCTGCTCGGCAATCTCAGCAGCGTTGGCCACCGCTGACTTCCATTCCGCGTCACTCAGCCGGTTCATCGTCGCTCGGGCCTCCTCCAGCGCCAGCAGGTGTTGTGGCGTGGGCTTCTCCTGGCGCCCCGTCAATCCGAACAGCGGGCGGTCTTCCGGGGCGCTGAAGTAGTTGTCCGAGGTCCAAACCAGCTTCGCCCCGGTTCGCCGGGCGAGCGACAAGGCCCGGGAGGTGTGCAAAACACTGGCAGGAGCCACGTCCACGTAGGTATCGGGGCCGATGCACTCGGGATGGTCCAGGAGCGCTCCCCCACAGAATTTGACCAATCCCTGGGCTTTTGCGAATTGATCCAGAGTCAACGCTGGCCTTCCGCCCAATTTTTGGGTGTGGGCTAGGGTCGAGACACGGTACAAATCGCTCGGATTGGAGGCGAGCGCCCAGGCTGTGGGCGTTTGGGTCGCGCCGTCGATCTTCGGAACCACAACAATCTCCAGCCCGAACATCGGTTGGATTCCCGCCTTCTCGCACTCCTTCTCCCAGCGAACATGGCCCCATGTGGAGCCATCCAGGTCAACCAACCCCGCAGCGCTGCAATGCAGCGCCTTGAGGCGGTCGATCACGCGGGGAAGGGGCGCGAAGGTCTGCTTGAAGCTGCACTCGCTGCGCACCTTCAGTTGGATCATTTTGCGGCTCGCTTTCTGGCTGGGGCCTTCTTCGGGGCAGGATCATTCACGGTGCTGACAATTTCCCACAGCCTCTCGGAACGCACAATTTCCAGCAGTGCTTCCGCGTCAGCCATGGCGGTGTGCTTCTGATCAAGTTTGCGCCCGAGCTTGTCGGCGTAGAGTTCAGTCAACTTCATCCGCCGTCCGTACTCCGCCATGAACAGCTGCACTGTGCACAACTGCTGAACGGGCCACGGGAAGGAGGTTAGCTGATCGAGCCGCACAAGCTCCCAGTGGAGCATGCCCTTGTCGAAGGGAAGGTTGTGCGCCAGCATCGCCCGCTCGCCCAGGAAGAACTCCGCCAGCATCGGGAGCATCGCGCTGAAGGAGGGCTTGCCGATGAAGTCGGAGTCCTTGTAGCCGGTGATCTTTGTGATCTCATCGGTGATCGGGCACCCCGGGTGCACCAAGAACTCCAGCCGCACAATCTCCTCGCCTGTCTCGTTGTCGATCTTGATGCCGGCAAAGTCGATAATCCGGGGCTGCGCCGCAGCGCCCAGGGCTTCGGGCTTCAACAGCCCGGTCGTTTCAGTGTCCCAGATGATCATTGCACACCGCCAATCGCGTAGTCGCGGCGCACAATGAACTTCATGTCGGTTCCGATCAGGCCCCGGGTGTTGAAGATCACGTAGTGGTAGCGGCGTTCATCCTTGATCGCAGGGTTGGTGTGCGACTCGGTGAAGACTTCCTGAATCACCGCGATGCCGTAACGCGCCATCAGCGCGAACCAGTGCTGCAGCGCGAACTCTTGCACGTGCATGCCGATGTGGCTCACAATCGCGCCGTCGAAGTCCTGCAGCCAGTTGGCGCCCTCGGTGTACTCCAACACCTCCAACTCCTTGCCCGCGAAGGCGGAGTAGTTGAAGCGGAGGTTGGCGGTGTTCTCGCCTTGCGAGCCCATGACAATGCCGCGAGCGTGAACGGTGTCTTCCACCCAGTCGGTGATCCCGCAGTCGGCCAAGAACTGCAGCGCCAGCGCGTGGCAATGGGGGTTGAGCTTGAATGCCAGTTGCTCGATTTTGAAGGTGGTGGGATTGTGTTTGCTCATGATCATGCTCCGTATGGAAGGATGCAGCCGTGAAGGAACTCGTGGCGCTGCTTGGTGGAAAGGAGGAATCCGATGAACTCGGCCAAGACGGCAGGGTCAGTCTCGCGCCCGGTGGCCAGCCCTGCCAGCTGGTACTCCCGGGCCTTCTCCATCGTCCAGCCGCGCTGCTCGCACACTTGCCGGTCGATGTCGTCGCTCATCGCGGTGCCAGCCAGCTTGTTGGGGCTGATCCCGAAGACGGTGATTCCATGGCGCGGAAGAAGCTCCCGGGCCATCTGCAGCGTGATGATGTGCGCAGCGCCCTTGGAAGCGTTGTAGGCGAGCGAGCCGCGCATGGGCATGTGGCTGGCGTTGGAGACGATGTTGAGCACCGTGCCACCATCCTTGAGAGACGGCAAATAATGCTTCGTCATCTTCCAAATCGCCGCTGCATTGACGTCCATCGTTTGCCAGAACAACTCCTCAGTCATGTCTTCCAACCATCTGATCTTGTTGATGCCAGCACAGTTGACCAGAACGTCCAGCTGGTCGATCTCAGGGACAGGGGCGCTCAGCTGCGCCAAGCCTTCTGGCTCGGTCGCGTCCGTCCCGTTTCTGGAGTCCACACCATGCACTTCATAGCCCACAGCAGCGAGCGCCGCTGCGATCAAGGCCCCGAGCCCGCTGCTGGAGCCGGTGACCACTGCAATCTTGCTCATTGTTGTGACTCCTTCACGGCAGCTTCGACCATCGCAGCGTACACCGTCGCGTCGTGGATCGAATCCAGGTGGGTGAGGTTGGAGTTGGCGAAGCGGGTGAGCTTCACGATGATGAGCTCAAACAGGTGCCACTTCTCCTGCACAACCAGTTCCGGGTTGATGCCTTCGGGGAACAGCGCCCGCATCACATGGGCGACGTTCTTGTAGTTGCTGCCATAGATGGCGTTGCGCTCCTCGAAAGTCTGCGCCGCTGCGCGCAGGAGGTCGGGGACGGTCTTGGGCTCGGGCTTTCGCAAGCTCGCCGGGATCGGGTGATTCATGATTGTGCTTTCTCGTGAGGAGCGTAGGCGCTCGTGGAGTGGATGGAGAGTTGGGTTGCCGGGATTCCGTTGGCCTTGTACATGTCGATGATCCCGGCGTGATCGTCATAGGCCATGGTGATGTCTTCCTTCTTCACCTCGTACTCGGGGTGTTGGAGGAGTGCTTGAAGCATCGTTTCCTTCACCGCTCGGGAGGGCCGGTGATCGTTGTTGTTTCGCATCATCAAGTGCTTGTACGCCACGTGATTGCGCTTCAACCACTCGGTGGTGGCTGCTGCGTAGAAGACGGGTCGGGCCGTCAAGATGACGATGTCCACGCCCCGTGGCAGCAACACATCCTTGTTCGCTGCCTTGTCGAAGGCCCCGAGCATGTGGTAGTGGTGGTAGCGATCCATGGGGCTGGTCTTCTGCCAGATGATGAACGGAATGCGCCACTCATCGTCGCAAAGGCAGTTGTCCATGTCGATGATCTGTAGCTTCATTTTGCCTTCCCTCCAGCAGCGACGGGGTTGGCCTCAGCGCGGATCGCCCAGAAGCGCTGGCGCATGTGCTCCTTGTCCTCGGGTTTGTAGGCGAGGAGCGGTTGCCACACCGGGCAGCGCTCAGGGCCGTAGTTGGGGAAGGCGCAGCGCCCGCTCGCAACGCACTCCACCAGCAAGAAGTCCTCTGCCCAAGGGTAGACGGCCAACACCGCTTCGCGCATGGCGCGGAAAACGTCTTGATACTCGCCCTGGGTGCGGGTGCACAGGCGGACTCGGGACATGTCGCTGAGGGTGCGGAGATTGAACTTGCAGGTGATCTGCGTCAGCACGTTGATCGGGAGGAGCCCGCGTGCATCTTGCAGCGCCACCCCGTCCTCCACCAGCAAGCGATAGTTATCCATCGCCTGCCCAATGGTCGAGTCCCAGTGCTGTCCCTGAATCTCGTCCAGGTCGGGGCGCTTCACATCGAATCCCGATGCATCCACAGCCCGCAGCGATTGCTCCGCGTAGGAGCCTGCCCGGGTGCGTTCCAGCTGCTGGGTGAAGGCCCGGGTGACGCCTTCGATGTGGAACACGAAGTCCACGAACTCCCAAGATGACTTGATCGTGCCAAGCATGTACTTGAGGTGGTCGCGCTTCTTCTCCTCGTCCCACTGGTTCACCGGGTCTTCCCCGTTGCCCATGCGGGTGTTCTTCGTGCCAAGGAGCAAATTCAGCGCATCCGGTGTAAAGCTGAGTAAAGTCACTTTCATGATGATGCCTTTCAGTTCTTTCTAGTTGCCCCGGATCGCGCCCCGGGGCTTGGCGTTTGGCTAGCGGCTCGCTGCCTTGTGCGCTTCGTAAACGTCTTGCTGCTCAATCATCGAGCGAACAACACGGAGGTCTTTCACAACGTCATCCAGCAGGATGTTGCGCCACGTTGCGAATCGCCCAACGCTGTAGACCTGGTGTTGGGTCGTCAAGCGGTAGATGATCTCCTTTCTCACCTTGTTGTCGATGGGGGCAATCTTCCCGAATCGCTGCGAAGTCCTGCCCAGCGGCTCCAGCACTTGGCTGATGCCGAAGCTGTCCACAACCATCTCCAAGTCCTCCGCCCCAACGTCCCCCATCGACTCGATTATGAGCGTGTCGCCGGTGATCGAAGCGCGGTACACCTCAGTCGAGTCACCTGGGTAGTAGATCGTCTGGAACACCGAGCCGTCCACCCGGAACTTGCTCACAGTGATCGGGGCCTTTCTGAACTCAACATCCAACTCGATTCCCACCGCCTCCAGCAGCGAGGGCATGGGGGCGGTGCTGATGATTGGATCGTGGAGCTGCGACAGGTGATCAGAGAGGTCTTGCCCCCAGGTGATCCGATGGCCAAGATGGGCCAGCAAGCGCTCGTAGAAGTCGCTGGGGGCAATGTACCGGGTCACCGGATCAAGCCCCCAGATCGAGCGATTGAGCAGTTTGCCGGCCACCTTCATCGAGTACATGTTGGCCAGCCGGATCGACGGGGCGCGGAAGTCTCCTTCGTGGAAGATGCCCTTGCGGACACTCACAGCGGTGAACGGGATGCTGGTCACCCTGCTCACCTCGTCCGAGCGGAAGCGGAGAAGGGCCTGGTGCATGGCACCAGGCCCTTCCGAGCGCTCGATGATCTGCGCTTGCGGGAAGATGTGACCGGCGATCAAACCGGCCAATCCCGCTCCAGCGATGAGCAACTTACGCTCCGGCCACTTCGCACCAGCCTTGGAAGGCCAGCTTGTGGATGAAGGAGCGGGCGTTGAACTCCACGTGCTTGCTCAGGTCAGCGATGCTGATGACGCGCTTGGCGGGCGGCACCTTGTCGGCCTTCATCTTTGCGTCCAGCGTCTGGAGCGCGTTGAGCACCTTGGTGCGCATCGAGTCGGGTTGCGGGCGGCGCAGCGTGTCGGGGGCGGTCAGGCGCACGAACTCGTAGGTAGCCTTGCGGCCAGCGGGCTTGGGAGCGGCGGCAGCTTCTTCGGCCTTCGCCTTCTTGCTGAGCTTGGCTGGCGCTGCGGGATCGACCTTGGCGATGGCCTTGGCGATCTTCTCGCCCTTGGCGGGCTTGGGGGCTTCTTCGGCCAGGGGCTTGGCCACGGGGTTCTCGCCCTTGGCGACACCAGCGTGACCAGCACGGTCTTCAGCAGCGAGGATGGCGTTGGCCACCTGGGTCTCACCAGCAGCGCGGCTGGCGAACTTCTTGATGTTCTTGTTGGTCAGGGCGTTGTAGGTTTCCACGAGGTCAGCAGTGGAGGCTTCCTGGATTTGCTTTTGCGAGGTCAGAACGGTCATGATGGCTCCTTGAGAGGGGAGGTGGTTGAGAAAAGGTGAGACTTGATTGTGCCTGGAAAGAGTTGAGCGAGGCAACAAATATTTTCAGGCAGCTGAAACCGAGTCAACTTTAGGCAGCAAACTCCTCCGCCAGTTCCCACAGCTTTGTGTTGAACGTCATCTCACCGTCAATCGAGCTGATGGCTCGGGTGGTGACAGCGCGGCCCGAGGCAGAGCGCCCGGTGATTCCGCCCCGCATCCCGTTCTCCTGGGCGCGGTTGAAGATGTTCCACAGCGTGTCCTCCTTGTCCTCCTCGCGGCGAGCGGCGATCAGGTCTTCAGGCACATACATGCCCACCTTCTCGTCCCAGCGCAGTTCCGCAGCGCGGCGAGCGAAGGCGGCGCTTCGGTCTTCGTCCAGCTTGATGCCTGACCACTCCTTGATCTTGTTGAACAGCGGGGTGCTGGACTTGCTGATCTCACGCGCCCGCTGCAAGACCGACTCCGCCGTGACGCGCTCGTGGGCCTGGGCGAGCTTGGAGCCCGAGACGCGGGCCACCATGCCGTTGGAGCAGACCTTTCGGAACACGCCCATGTTTATGGAGAAGAGACTGCGCCCGTCGCTGGAGTTGATGATGATGACGTCCGCACTCAACTCGCCAACCGCCGCGGTCTTGCGGTCGCTCACGCCCGGGAGGCGGAAGCGGATCATGTGGCGGGCGTGGTTCGCGTCAATCTCATCGCTGCGGGTCTTGTCCTGGCGGGCCTCCACAGGCACGAAGCCTTCTTGGGCGAGGAGTTCGATGGCCTGGACGGTCGGGAACATCACGTACCGGGGCGAGCAATGAGCAGCGGGGCTCGTGGCGAACGCGGCGGGCGCGAGGTTCTTCAGTTCTTTGGTGGTCAGCATGATCAACCTTCCTTTCAGTCTAGGCGCAGCGTAGCGCTGCTTGCGTTGGACGAAACACCTTGGTGGAGTTGAACCTTGCTTCCGGCTTCGCGGCCAGCGTGGTAGGCATCGCTCAGGAGGTTGGCGCTGCTGGAAGTGGAGCGGTAGGTGAAGTCACCGAAGTGCTCAGCAATGGCTTGCGACTTTGCGACAACCAGGGATCGGGAGGTCGCCGCAGCGGCCATTTCCTGATCCTTCTTCGCCTTCTCCTTGTCGAGCATCGAGCACACCGACAGGGTGAAGCCACGGCGGTAGCTTTCGCTTTCTTGCTTGGAGCGGGTTGCGGTCTTCTGATACTCGCGCAGCGAGCCGATTAACTGGCTGACGAGGTAGTCGAAAGTCCAAGCAGCAACTTGAACGTCAGCGGCGAAGCCGAAGAAGCGGATGACCGCGCCCTTCGGAGTAAAGGCGTAGCGAATCTCGCAATCGTTCAGCTTGGCCACCGAGAAGGCGAGCCACCCGCCCCAGCCCGGAACCTTCTTGGGGGTGTGAGCGCCCTTGCCAGTCACATCACGCTTCATGATGGCGATGCAGTCGGCGTTGGTGAAGTTGACCTTATGCCCGAGGTCGGTGCGCATTGCATCAGCGTGGTCGATCTGATACTTGCGCATGATCTTCTCAGCTTGCTGAGCGGCGGCAGCGGCTTCGTTGGGATTCGCCCGGTCGTCGTTGGCGATGGCCAGCAGCTTCTGGATTCGGCGCATGACACCTTGCAGTTCGTCGTTCATCTTTCTTCCTTTCTAAGTCGAGTCACCGTTGACTCAGGAGCAATTCTGCCTGAACTTTCGGTGACTCGGCAACAACTTTGAAAATTTATTTCACAGGCTCCGACTGGGCCAGCAACTCGGTCTTGCGGCTGGAGTCGCGGGTGGTGCCGAACCAGAATGCCATCACCGCACCCCAGGCGGTGCTCAGCGAGCCCAGCATGAGGAGGAGCGCTTGCGAGTCGGACACCTTGAAGAAGCCCAGCATCATCCCGATCAAGATGCCGAAGTACCCGAGCGTCACGCCACAAGACAGGATCGCGGGGACGTTGGAGGGCTTGGCGATGTTCATGCCCCGGGCGTTGGCACGGTCGCCCGCTGCGATGGACTCCAGGTCAGTCACCTGCTTGAACCCCAGCGTTTGCATCTGCAGCGCGAAGTCTTGATCAGCCTTCTTCAGCGCCAGCATCTGTTCCGGGGTGGCTCCTGAAATGGCAGTCTTCACGGCATCCACAGTCCGGTCGCTCAAGCCCAGAGCATTGGCAGCGGCCTCCACAGCCATGCCACCGAGCGGGCCGCCCAACGCCGTCCCGATCCACGGGGCGACGGTCTTGATGATTGTCGTGAAGTCCATCACAGTTCTCCCACTCGGTTGAGTTGCCATCCGAACTCAAACGCTTCTTGCGAGGGCGAGCCCTCCGCGAGTTCGATGTAGCGGATGGATTGTTGCGCGTTGAGCATCCTGAGCAAGACTTTTTCCCCATCGCTTCCCCTCGCCGCCAAGAACAGCTTCAACGCCTGCAGCGTCATCGCCCCAATCCCGCCGTCCAAACCCAGGGGCGGGTAGAGCTTGCCTTGTTGGTCCAAGACGTTCAGCGCCCGCTGGAGGAACTTGCCCGCCGTCGCTGAGCCCATGTTCACGCCCGTATCCAGCAACTCCTCAGCAATCCGCTCGCTGAGGGCCGCAACCTTGTCGAGCCCCGACTGAACCCAGAAGCGCTGCGTATAGATCGTCTCCGCCACAGCGCGTGGCATCGCTGCCATTGCCCCGACGTAGCCGAAGGCCCGCGCCACAGCAGCGGTGATCCCCCAGATCGTTTCGCCGCCCCGGTCGCTGGGGTTGTTGGAGTAGCAGCCTTCACGCCCGATGAGCGCATTGATTGTGTCTTGGAGGTTCATTCAAAGTCCTCCCGCACAGGCGCTGACCAAACGAAAAAGCCAACGATGATGAAACAAAAAACAGCAATGCCAATCAGCAGCGACATGATCTACTCCTTGTCAACTTTTTGATCCAACTTGTTTTCGATTCGATCCAGCTTGGCGAAGATGGCATCAGACAAGCGGTCAAACATTTCACGCCTAACATAGTCGCCAGCAACCAACACCTTGAGGTCGCTCACCTGCGTTGCCAAACGCTCGTCCGCCACCTTGAGGTCTTTCACAGCCTCCCACATCGCTTTCATCCACCACCCTCCCAATGCACCTGCGATGGCGATGGCGATGTTGAATGCATTTTGATCCATCATGAGTTGTTCCTTAGTGGATGATGACTGCCACTTCTGCGCGGCCATCATCGAGAATGCGGTTTACTCGGCCAACAGCCATCCGGTACTGCTCAAAGCTCGGCGACGCAATCGGTGAGCCAACAATTCCGCCATCAACCGATTCCGCAGCGATGATGTATTGCCCAGGCACAGCACCTTGAACATTGACGGGAACCTTTCCGCTATAGGCAACCCGATCAACCTTGCTGCGTGCACAATCCAACTTGTTAAGAAACGCCTTCAGCGCCGTTTCATAT